AAAAAATTAATTTAGTTGATCTGGATAATCATTTAACATATATTCTTTATTCATATCTCTTGCCATAGCACCTAATAAGCTACTTAATTCATTGCAAGGTTTTGGATTAATCATTGATGCTAATAAAAGAATACATAATTCTTTCTTTTGATATTCTTGCAATTCTGAATCTATTTCCAAAAATAGTGCAGCTACTTTTTTATCAATCATTTTGATTCTCCATTTTTGAATACTTACCTTTTTCAATTAAAAAATCATATTTTTCAACCATCTCTTTGCAATGTGAACAAGTTATTGCACTCCAAGAAAGATGATATACAGTTGATACCCCACCACATTTTGGACATTTAATTTTTTTTCCAGAATACAAATTGCATCTGGAATATCTAGTCATGGGTACAAAATTAGTCATAATTTTCTTCCTCATAAGGAAAGTCTTTATCTTCTACTTCTTCATCATCTTCTGGAAATAACCAGTTGATTTCTGCTTCTTCTCTTTGACTATCAAGTGAAGCTTGATGTTTGTGCATAAATGAATCACTCATTTCTTAAATGCCTCCTCATCCCACTCATCAAAACCTTCTTCATTAGCTTCATTTTCATCTACTTCTATAACTTCATCATATTCCCAATCTCCTACACCTCCCCAACCATTATCCATAGCAGTAAAATTAGCACCATCTAAAACATTATCTCCACGTTGTTCCCATATATCTTCTTCAGTTATGGTATCAGGTACTTTAATGTAATACTCATAACTGGTCATTGAGTTAGCAGTAATACGATAGTATTTAAATTTTTGGTCCATAATAAAATTTGTAATTTGAAAAGTACTGGACTTACATAAATTTCAAACAATCAAAAAATTTAATGCCAGTTAATTAATTAGTGATTCTCATGAGAATTTCTCATCAGGTTTATAAATAAATTTTCCATCAGGGTCATTAAATTTTAGATAATCTCTAAAACTAATTAAATCTTTTAATGTTTTTTCAGCACTAGGATATTCAAGATCACAACCAGCTTCAGCAATTTCTTCTAACTTCCATTCCATATAATAAATAACATCATTAATGGATTCCCAGTTAAATTGATAATTGTATTTTTCTTTTCTCTTCATAATTTTCTTAGCTCCTTTTTTAATTTTGTAATTTTAGAAAATAAATCTATCTTTTCTCCTATTGGTAATTTTTCTATATCTTTCATAGCTTTTTCTATTTGATATTCTACTTGAGCTTTATATTCAACTAACTTATTAGCATTTACTATGTTAGGTATTGATAGTTCATTATAAATTTTGTCATACCATCTATAAGCGGTAGATTGACTGATTTTAAAGTGAGACATAAAGTATTTAATGCACTCAGCTTTTTCTTTCTCATCATAAATAAAAGTTTGAGCTATACCTTTAGCTTCATCTTTATTTTCTTCCCAGTTATCTTTATCAAGCATTATTCTTCTCCAAACAACATTTACACATTGATACTGGTATTCTCATGATTTCTTTAAGTCAAAATTTACTATTTCATCAAGTGCTAAAAATAATGCACTTGCATCTTTTTTTTGTAATTTAAAATTCATAATAGCTCCATACAAACTTCAATACCCTTTTGGCATAAGTCTCTTTGTTTAGCAGTTAATCTTGAACCGATTAATTCAGCTATCTGTATGCACTCTTGAGACTTTTCTTCAGTTGGTGCAGTAATAGAGAGAACTAAAGCATGAAGATATGCTTGCTCATCATTTTTAATTTCCATAATTGTGAAAAACGTAAGTACAATAATCTCCACCTAACAAGTCAGGTAGAAAAGGATATTCAAAACTAATATCATCTTTAACATCTACACATATCCATTTATCTAATTCCAGATGCTCTAAAGTCTCTTGTATTTGTTCTTTTTCTCCAATTTCAAGAGAATCTTCAACTCCATTAACTAAGTAAGATGCCCAGTAAATAGGCAGTCTTACTTCAGCTACATCATCTAATATTTTCTTCATATCTCATCTCCTTTATATCCCTTCATGAAATAGTCTTTAGCTACTGTTTGACATGCTTCAAATTCATTTTTAGTTAGTCCAGTACCGAACCAAACAATATCTGATTTAAGTTTTTCATCTAACTTACTATCAGAAGAATTATAAAATTGAAGAAAAGTTTTAACTAAAGCTAATTTTTGATCCTTATTATCAATAATTTCTTCAGGTGGTATCGGTCTAACTGAATGAACTTCAACTTCAGTAGTTAAGTAAGATGGTAATTTTCTAATAAAATTATCTTCATCTAAATCAATGTGAACTACTCTCTCAGGATCAAGTAGTTTTTGTTTAAACTTCTTTTCATATTCTCTTTTTACATTTAATAAATCACAATCTTGCTCTATATAAACAAAATCTGTTTTTTTATCGTAGTAAGAAAATTCAGAGATTTGAGCAAATCCCATATTTAGTTCTTTAACTAATTTTGAGGGCATCTCTAACCATCCATGAACAGGATCAGAATAAAATTTAAAGATATGATCTTTAGGGTTAGCGTATGGATTCATGATTAATACTCACATTCAAGAATTTTTCTAAGCATTACTTCATCATTCAAAAGGTATGCTCTTTGTATTTTTGGATCTTCCATATACATAAATGGAGATACGCAATATTCATTCATGATTGATTTATAAATAAAATCATTCATGGGTCGCCCATTCATAGGGTTTTTGTTGTTTTTTTGAACTGTCATTGCTTTGAGAAGTGTTCATTCATTATTGTATACCAAGTATACTCATTTAGCAATAAAAAAAGAGACTTAATTAAAAGTCCCTTTCTATTTGAGAATCAACTAATTTTTTAGTCCTAATCCAACATTCATCATAGTCAGCATAACCTTGATTAGATTCAAAATATTCAGCATTAAATTGTTGCCAAAAATAATCCCAATATTCAGATATTGATACTTTAATTTTAGGCATATTAACTCCCAAGGTAGAAACAATTACAAAACCAGTTGAGAGCGTCTTGCTGATCTTCTGTAATTTCGTAATCTGTCCAAGGCGTACCCCAATCCTGAAACTGAATTTTAATATTTTCAGGTTGTTTGTATTGGTCAAGATCTCCAATAACTCTCAAAGCTGGCCCACCCCATGTTAAAAGTATTTTAAATTGTTCAATGTTTAACTCTTCAGGATTAGTAGCCCACCCTGAACGAAATTCAACAGATAAAGCACTATTTAAAACACTTTCTTTTAGTTCGTCTTGTTGGTCGTAGTCGTTAGACTCTTGTAATTGTTGATCTTTTTTAAAATCTTCAACTATGCTTTCTATATGACCTATAGCGTTATTCAATGCGTGGTTTTCTTTTGTTGTTGTACTCATGATAAGTATATAAAGTATACATTTATTATATTATATCAATTTAATATAAAAGTCCATTCATTATTGCCATTCATTATTGCTTACTAATTAATTTTTTTTATTTTTTATTTTTCAAATTTTTTTAATTTTTAAAATTCTTAATAATTTTTTTTATTGAGAAAATTTTCAAATAAAAAAAACTCCAATAGTTTAATACTGGAGTTTTAATCTTAGCTTACTTTCTAACTACTTTTTCTTTTTGTTGTAGTATTCGGACTCATATAATGGTCTTAAACTTTCCCTCCAAAATTTATAATTATGTTTACATTTGAAATATTGATTAAGTGCTTTAACTGCTCCTGATCTCATAAAAGAACTATCATGTCCCGTTCTTTCTCCTACATATAACATTGAGAAAATACGTAGAAGAGAATAGACCGGTATCTTTACCGGTCCATTTTCTGTATTAAATGTTTCAACTGTAGCAAATGGATTCTTAATTAGGTATCCCTTGTCTGTATTCTTTCCGTTATGAAAAATAACTTCTGTTTTAGTTTTGGTCATTTGTTTAAATGAGAATTAATAATAAAAATAAATAAGGAAAAATAATAAATTTCATTTTAAATATTTCCTTAATATGGTTCTAATCATTTGAGAGAGATTCTCTTCACCAAGATGGTTTAAGGATTCTGTAACTAGCCTAGAATATAAATCCTTAGGCATAGTTACTTTGACAGTTAGATTCTGTTTAGTGTCTTGAGTCATTACTTTTTAACCTCCTGGTTAATGTTTTCTACAAAGTACTTAGCAAGTTCGTCCTGCTTTTCTTCTGTCATCTTGTCTATCTTAGAAACAATTATTTTGAATAATTCTTCTAGATATTCCACATCATGAGAATAAGAAACAGATAGAGCTTTTATATTCTCTAAAATTTGATCTTGAATAATTTTATTATCAAAATAAATTTGTAATTCTTTCGAATCGTTTTTGATTTCTATAAAAGAATTGTAAGAATTAAATCTAAAGTTAACCTTTAGCTTTTCTGTTCTTAGTGTTTGCTTTTCCTCTATTGGAAATAGATTAATTGAGTTGGTCACTTTTGAGAAGTTGATAATTTTTGTTTGTTTTGGTTTAGCTATCTCTTAAATGTGCTTACTTGGTTTGTGTTAGTCCTGAAGAAACAAAACCGACTGGACAAATAAGCATAATTTAAGGATTTACTAAACTATATTAAATATATCATATTTATATCTAAAAGTCTACAAAGTTTACTGAAAGAAAATAAATTGAACCTTTAGCAACTTTTATGAACCTATTTGAACTTGTTTGAACTTTTAGGAACCTTAAGAAACTTTATTGAACTTTTATGAACTTACTTGAACTTATTTGACCTCTAAGACACTTTTATGGACCTCAGAGGGCTTTTATGAACCTAGGGGTACTGTAAGTAAAAAAAAATTTTTCCAGCCCATCGCGGGGAACTTAAATATATATCGGTTAATTTTTTGGTTCTACTTTTATTGAAAGTTCAGGAGCTTGAATATTTACAGTTTCTACAGATTCGCCAATAACTTTGCCTAGGCTATCGAGAATTTGAGCAGCAGTTTGTAATTGACCTTTTTTAACTGCTTTATTGAATAAGCGTACTCTCATGGCTTGTAAGCGTGGTAGGAGAGTTTCTCTATCTTTTTCCCAATCTTCATTATTCCAAACTTTAACTCTATCCCAATCAAGCCAGGCGGTAGTTTCGGATATGCCTTCTATATTTGCGTGTTCTATTACTAATTGGCGAGTAGTTTTACCTTCAAGTTGTCTAGCGTATAGACGTTGAGATCTTTTTAGGACATCTGAGATTGAAGATCTAGTTCTTTTTTTAGCTGGTTGTGCGAGAGGATTATTAATTATGTTATCTGGAA